CCAGCAGAGTGTTGTAAGTACATCTGTGCTGTTGATACTCCATCACAATGAAATCCAACATAATTAAATTCATTATTATACAGATAAGCACCTAAGTCAACATTCTTAAATGAATAATCACCAGGAACAAAATTAGGCCAAAGTAATTCTTCACTTATCTTATCATAATTATAGTTTGTAGAACTTGCCTGTGGACCAGCAAAAGTTCCAAAGTTTTCAAATCTAAATGGGAGAGAACCCTCTATACCACCTTCTGGATTTCCAGGAAAAAGACTTTGCCAGAGACTCATAGATCTACCTCAGTTTGTAATTTTTCAACATCAATCCTTTCAGCAAAGATGTGATAGTGGCAATTNATTGGTANTCCAGGTTTTCCCTGAACTACAACCTTATTGTTTGCAATTCTCTTGACCATCAATCCTTGGTCAATACCAACTGATGTTAGAGATACTGTTATTGAATTTGGTGACACTAAATCCTTCCACACAACTGGAAGATCAATTGTATCATTGTTTTTTAAGACACCTCTAACATATACAGAGTTCTCTGGTCCCTCTAAACAAGCATAAACTAATTTTTTATTTGGCAATGAGGGGTGTGGAATGACAAAGTTCTTTGTCTTTGCCATAATAACTTCAGCATAGATTATCTTAGATTTGATAACCTTAGCACAAATCATGGTATCTACTTTAAGAAAACTTTTAATCCTAGCAAATGTAGAACAAAAGAATGCATAAAATGGAGGACCAGTGAATGTCAGACTGGTTGCAGTGTCTGTGTTGGCAGTTTGTCCTGCCATCAAACTACCCCTTTCAACAACTGGTTTAGCAAATTGAGAAGGGTCACCAACCATGCAAGGACCCTCAACATATGCACTACCTCTTACAGCACTTTTTGGAATTCCTGGACGACCAAATTGTTCTGCATTTCCCTCACCAACTTCTAATAGTCCACGAACTGAAAAATTACCTACGTCTGACATAATGCCTCCTATGCTAACAATGTAGCAGCTTGTCTAGTCTCTGTTGCTGAACCACCTTTTCTTCCATGTCCTAGAGAGGCAGCAACAGCATCAGAACCATCACACATATTTACAAAATTACCAATTAAATTACAAATATTTCTACCCATAATTTCAACATCTTTATCAGAAAAAATCTTTACAGATACTTTACCATGAATATCCACCATTTGTCCAGCATCAAGTGTAATCTTTTCATTAGCTTTCAATCTAATATTACCATTAGTTCCACTATCTCCACTAGAAACTAACTCAATATCTTTTGCTATAAGTTTAATTCTACCACGATCAGCTTGCAGAATAATATCTCCACTATTAGCATCTATTTTTACACTTGGTGTCCCATCCTTTGCATTATCACCAGCCTCAACACAAAAAGAACCAACAGATCTACAAAGAATACTATCCTTCTGCCAGTCAAACTCTCCAGTTTGTATCATAGCAATGTAGTGATTGGCATCAGTGAGATAATTATTTAAATAGACAGAATATATTTGTTGATTATGTGAGATGTGTCCAAATTTAATTTCACCATCTTTTGTGCCTAATCTATAGGATTCATAATTGATTTTTTCTGACATTAAAACTTACCTACACAATCTACTACTTGAATTACTTTATCTTGATCAATTGTTTCATCACTTACTCTATCTATACAAAGTTTTGCTAGTAAGTCAGCATCTTGTCCTGTTACACTCTCAATAGTAATGGTTGGAATCACTTGGAATCCTTCACCTGGTTTAGTAATTAAGACATCTGAAATTCTACCAAATTTATCAACAACTAATTCTGCTTCTGCACCCATTCTTGGATTTATAATTACCTTGTCAGTATTTTTATATCCAAAACCAGGTTTTTTAACAATGACATCACAAAGATACATTATTACTGGATAAGTTCCATCAGTTGGAGGTTTCTCTCCACCTTGAGGAGTATAGAAGCAACCTGGTTTTTGCATGACATGTGGAGCACCACCAATAATTAATTCACCACCACCTTCTCCATCAAATGGTTCTGTAATCACTTCAGTACCAATAGGCAGTATAACAATATCACCTGCATCTACACAAATTCTATTGCCAGGTCCAATTGGAATTTCTTTCACACCATCACTGTAAGTGACTCTTGTGTCACTTGGTGCGCTATAGGTTCTACCGTCACCACCAGTGCTACCATCTGGTCCAGAAAGATATCCAACTCCACCATCCTCAACAATAATATCAACAATACCAATTCCTGGACCAGTAATACCACCCAATTCTGGAGGAACCATTACTCCTGGAGCAACTGGAATTCCAATAATAGGACCAACATCAGTTGCCAAATCAGGATAAAATACACCAGGTCCTGGAGGTAATGAAGTAATCGGACCAATTGGAGCAATACCACCAGGATTAGATGATCCTCCACCACCACCTGAACCAGGTTCAAAACCACCAGGGGTAGATTCTGTCCTAAGAGGTTCTCCAATACCACCAGGTCCTCCTATTAAACTCCCATCTTCTTCAGGTCCTACAATACCACCCACATTATCACCAACTCCTCCACCACCACCAGTATTAGGAGCAAATGACCCAGCAGGACTAACTGATGAAGGTGCTGGAGTGCCTTGTTGTCCTGTCAATTCACCAAACAATTGTCCATCATGAATAAACACAGCAGGTCCAACATGAGGACCACCACCACCAGGAGGAACAGGACCAGGAACCCACTTACCAGGTCCTAAAGTAGTTGAACCAGGAAATGGATGGAATGAAGAGTTTACACTTGGACCAGGTGTAAGAGTACCTGGAATTCCTCCACTAGTGGGTCCAGGACTTACAACAGAATAATCTGGTACTGGAAGCGCAGGAACACCTGGTGATGGTAAAGAGGTAGGAACAACTGGTGAAGAGGGTGAAGGTGTAGCTTGCTTTTCAAGAATGTAAAGCACAGCTCCCTCTGCTTTTAATTTTGCAGACCTTGGAAGTTTAAATTTACCTCTCTTTGCACAAATTACTAAATCATCATAATCATTATCACTATCACCACCTGTTGTAACATCTTCATACACTGTTTTAAATGTTGTTACTCTATCAATAACAAACTTACATGTTGCAATATTTTTAGGTCTTCCATTTGATCCACCATCTTGCAAATCAAAAAATCTTCCCTCACTAGGTGTAACAACAAGATCTGTCCAATCATTATCATCATGATCTTCCAACTCTAATGTATTTCCTTTTAGTCTCAATCTACATCCATTTCTTGATTCAGGACTATAGATTTCAACTTCATAAACAATTCCTGTTTGAACACTTTTTGAAGAGGTGAGGTCTAATTGATCACCATCATAAGGTTTCTTTATATCAAGATCAATTCCTAAAATTTTTATACCATTTCCAAATTTTGCACTAGTTGTGATTCTAAAATCAACTTTTTTACTAGTAGATGTATTAACTTCAACATTTTTTGCAACTGTTGTAGTTTTGACATTATCTACAGCATCAATCTTGGCACATTTACCATCATTACTAATCTTAATAGGATTTATTAATGCATCACCATTAAATTGAAATCCTCTAACAAGGTAAATTTCATCCTCAACAACTCTTTGTTTCTGTCCTCCTATAAATGCCTCTTGGAATTTAAGTTCTTGTCCATTCTGATCAATAACATTTTTTGGTGCTAAAGCAAATTTTTCTTCACCACTACCAACTACAACTTGACCATTCTCCAATCTCCCCTGTCCTGATATATCATCAGGTGTAAAGTCAAAATCAGTATCAATGTTTTCAAGTTGTGTTTTATTTTGCAGTACAAACTTGACAACTGGTTGACTTTTTGTTTCAGCAACTGGAATTGAAAATGTTTCAATAGTAAAGTTTACAGTATAATTTGCAGTGGAGATACCAAGTTGTGTTTTAGGTGCTTTCTTGCCAAGTCTAGAAAAACTTGGTCCTAGACCATATGCAGGTGTTCCATATGCTTTTCCTCCTGGATTGTAAGGTGATGTTCTCTGTGATCCAGGAACATTATTGTCAAATGGATATGGATTGGCATCAAATGGTCCAAATCCAAGACTATCAGGTGCAAGTGCTGGTGTTCCAGGATTAGATGGACCTGATGGTGTTAATGGTTGTGCAAAAGCATTATTAACATTACCAAAGACAGGTCTTAAAACTGCACCTTTTCCATTACCACAAGAGTCAGAAATATTAATTCTAGTTTGATCATCATAACCAACACCAAAACTTTGCATATCAACACCAATTACATTACCAGCAGCGTTGATAACAAGATTACCTGCAGCGCCAGCACCCTGTGGACTTCCAAAGAAATTTAAATTGGGAGGACCACAAGGAAACTCATCAGTAATACAACCATCAAGTTGACTTTTTACATCAAATAGTTCAGAGAAGTTTGTATCTTTTACAAAATCAAATGTATCAAGTGCATCTAAACCCTGTGTTTTTGCTTTTGAGGCAAATCCTTTTGCTCTATTTAAAATATTTGCTATGTCACCTTTACCAAATTGTGGTCCAGATCCATAGATATGACTCCACTCACTGACAGGAGAATCTTCTGGAGGTTCATCACAATTCAGGAATGAAATGAGGTTTGAAGCCATATTCATCACATCAGAGGCAATATCTAAACCCTCACCTGCTAAATCTACAGTACCTTCAATAAGACCTGTGATTCCTTCCATTGCGCTAGACAAAGACCCACTTATAGTTCCTAAAATATTACCAGCAAACTTCTCAACAAAACAGGTAGGAACATTAACAACTTTATCAACTGCCTCTTTAATAAAGTTTCTTATCATACCAAGAAGACCTTTAAATAACTTTCTAAAAAAGCAAGCCATTGTATCCATTATTGTTGATGCTGTTGCTGATACTTTTTCCTGCTCATTTGGTTTTGCTAAGGCGAAAACTTTCTTGAAAACTTTATCCATATTCTTGAAGATATGCTCCTCAATCATTTCATAGATCCATTTTATAGCACCTGCTACATATGATGCTGCCTGATCAATTTTAATATTGATCTCATTTTCCATATTGTTTAATTTTTCAAGTTGTTCAGACCCAATAGTTCTGATAGTTCTTTTAAGATTTTCAATTTCTTGTATAGATTTTTGTAATGCAAATTGAATGCCCTTTATAGGAAGTTCATTTGGACTAGCACTTGGAAGATATTTTGGTATTCTCTCTGAGGGGTCTGTTGCTTCTGCAACACTTTTTGCTCTTGTTAAATTCTTATGTCCTTCAACACCTGTGACATTAGACGAAGTAGTATCATTAGCAGAAGTGGTATTGGCAGTGCTACTAGAAGCACTGGAGTCTGTTGCACCACTTACATTTTGTGTGGTTTTTGTATCAAGACCATCTGTTTGTGTTTCTTTTAATTTACCACCACCAGGTTTCTTACCATCAAGACCATAGAAAGGTTTGAAACCAATGGTGGGAACAGCATCTATTACTTGTTGATAGTTATTATAACCAATCAAACCCATAATGACAGGTTGTTGTGCCTCTTCCCCATCAAGGAAGAAACCAAATACAAAGTTACCCTGTCTTATATTTGATGATGTGGAAGCCTCACCACCAGCACCACCAGTAACTGGATACATTATAGTGGCGAATGGCAATTCATCATCAGGTAAATCCTCTTTATTCGCAGTATGGTAACCCATAATACGAACTCTATATCTCTCTCCAAATCCCTCAATAGATGATGAGTCGTCTGTCTCACCACCTGTACCAAAATTCTTTTCCCAGGTCTCCTTAGGCGCAACTTGTCCTATCCACCAGATAAAACCATCTCTACCAATAAAATGTGATTTAAGAAAACCTTGATCTATCATTTATTCTTTACCCTATATGAGTCTCTCACTAATGTGAGACTTGAAAAAGTATCCTTTGGTGTGGTTCTATGACATACATGAGCCACCAAATACTCACCACTTGTTTCATTATTTATTGCACCTGTGGTATCTTCTGGACCAATTTGAGGGAAGACACATTTNACAATATCACCTGCCCTGATTGAAAAGTCACCAGCTATTTTAATTTCAGTCTGAATAGTAAATAACTGATTATATCTCATCACAGATTGGACAAGATTTTTTGTAGAGTTATCATTTAATTTTGTCTCATCACCATCTTTGTAATTTGGAATCTGTTCATCACCAGTGCCTGCTTGATTCCATCCCACATCTAACACTCTAGACATTAATCTAGATGGAGTGCTCAATAATTGTGGATTCAATAACTTTCCTGGAGTTGCCTCTGAATCACCTGCAGTGTTAATTTTTCCATCCTGTTGATTTTCACCAAATCCTTGAACAACATAAGTGAAACTTACTGGATCAAAGAAAATAGTCCTATTATTATAGACCCCTAGTGCAAGATTTTGTTGAACATCGATGTCTGCATTAATGTTATAAGATAGAATTTTTCCATCATATTCATCATCATCAGGTATTCCTACAGTATTGGTTTGAATAAAAGTTCTTTTCTTAGGTTGATCAAGAAGTGTATCAATTGATTTAAAGAAGTGTCCATCTCTAGTTTGAAAGAACATATATCCCGCAGCACCACCAAGTCCTGAACCTTGTCCAGATTTACTTGGAATTGCTTTAGATGCTAACCAGGTTAGGATATAAAAAGGTTTTCTATCATTACCATAAAAATTATAATTACCAGCAGTATCATCAACATCAATTGAACTGATACCCATTGCTTTGGTGATATCAGAGACATGTGTTGAGATTGGAGCATCTTTGTATCTCTTGACTACTCTAAACTGCTCATTAGCAAAATATTCTTTAGATGAGAAATCAATAAAGAATACTTCATTTTGAGTGCCTGGAACACTATTTCTAACTCTATTCACATAAAGTTCTAATTGTAATTCATTTCCTTCATTATCTTTAATAGTTATATCTGCTCTTTCACTACCTCTAATTGGTAGAGCATCAATAATACTGCCTTCACCTATCTTGCTACCTTCCTGCACACCAGAGTCTGTAACAACTGCCGTAGCAGTTATTGTATTTGATAAGACACTTTCAAAATATCTAAACTCAACAACACTTGGTGAGATGTCAATAGAAAAGTTTTTAGAATTNGANCTGATACTAAANTCTNTAATATCACCAGGTTCAAAAGGTTTTGCCATTATCCTACCTTATACAGTAACCCTAAGAGTTGTTGTTTGTAATAACTATTTAACATGTCAGTTGTAGAGGCACCCATCCTCATTGTAGTGCCACCACCTCTNCTAGGCAATGACCCTCCACCTCTTCTGCCACCTTGACCCATCANAATAATATTTCTTTGAGCATCATCATATGACGGGTATTGTTGTAAGTTTCTAGATGCACCAGGTGCTGAAAACCCTGAAGCAGGTCTTATTGTAGATCCAGTAACCTGTGAGAATGTTGTAGGTGCTGATTGTGTTCCCATTGCAGACCCATCACCTAATTTGCCAATCATAAGATACTTAATGTATGGATTAGGATCTTCATCTTTATGATAACCACCAGTTCCCTTTGGACTTACTTCAAAGTGAAGGTGTATGCCAGTTCCTACACCTGTATTACCAATCTCACCAATAATTTCACCATTGTATTGCTGACCTTTCTGCACAGTTATCTGTGCAAGGTGTGCAAACAGGAAGTCTTTATCACCAGCAGTTATGATAACAGTCTTACCATATCCACTAAATGTACCAACATCTGACACCTTTCCTTTAAGTTTAAATGAAACATACCATCCTTTCTGACCACTAGTGCCAATATCTATACCAGCATGATGTCTTCCCCATCTCTGCCCTCTTTCACTTGTCTTACCAACTGGTCCACTGCCAACACCAATGTCTGTAAGGTTTGATGTATCAACAACATCTTTCAACCCAGTTCCAGTGGTTGGAGTTGCTGCTGGTGCAGACTGTCCATCAGTTTCTTGTGGATCTTTAACCTCACCAACCATAGGGGTAGTTGCTGTGCTAGTTGTTGTAGGCATAGCACTATCTCTTGGTTGAACAGATTTCAGACTAGCATTTCCAGCAGTATTGAAGAGATGATTCTTAAACTTAACAACATTAACATCCTGTGATGCATCATAACTTGCTGAGGCAGTTCTAAATCCTGTAGATGCTAATAATATTTTTGCTTGCTCTTCTGAAACACCAGAATTCATCAATGCTGTTCTCAATGCATTAGGGTCTTTTGCCAGATTGATTGCTGCTTGAGCTGATTGTTTTTGAGCAGCACTATATGCTCTATCAATACTACCATCCCTTGTTGGTTGATATTGTTTTTGACCATAGATGACACCTCTGAGTGTATCATCATTTGCCATAAAGTATCCTGGTGATCTAGCACCACTTTGAATAAGACCTAATCTATTCATCACAGATCTAGCAACTAATGCCATACCTAACTTACCTTCACTTTGTGATTCAGCAAGAACTAATCTTTGGAATAGATCAGCATCATTACCACTAATAGTAGGTGCTGCAATTGGTGTAATACGATCTGGTACTATTTCAGTTTGACCTGCAGCCTCAGGATCACCCCCAGTAAGTTTTGAATCATTGGGATTAAAATTAGGCATTTTAAAACCTTCAGGAAAGAATGATGAAACTAGAAGTTTTCCAACATCCAATAAGTTACCAAAGAATAAAGGATTAGGGAGTTCTTTATCTGACGATATAAATCCTTTTATTTTCTCCTTAAAATCTTTAGGTAAAAAAGGAAGTCTATCAATAGCAAAACCCAATGGACCAGCAGTTGGAATTCCAGGGAGTTTAAATTTAGGAATCCCTTCAAAGAATCTTCCCATTGATTCTTTAATGTAATTTATTGCTTTGCCACCAACATCTAATGCTCCTGCAAAATCCTTTTGTATTCTTTTTCCAACTGCATCAATACCACCACCTCTAAACAAAGTATAGAGAAGAGAACCTCCATACTCACCAAGAAGACCACCAATCATTGTGCCAAGAATTGGTACAGGTATCAATGTACCAACAATCTCACCAGCTGCTGTTCCCAATGCTTTGAAGATTGATTCTTCTACACCAACATCAGGGTCAAGTAAATTTACACCAAGTACAAGGAGTGGTCCAATAATTGGAATCTTGATTTTACTTAATGGACCCTTTAATCTTTTCAGAAATGGTGCTGCACCTGCTATTTCTTGTGCTCCCTTACTGCCCAGAATTTTTTTAAGAAATGGACTTACTTTACCTTTAATTGCACCTGCTATCTCTCTTCCCTTAGTTGCACCCCTTGCTAATAACTCTCCTCCTTCAGTTATTAATTTTCTTCCTCCAGCAGCACCAGCTTTAAGAAGATCTTTTCCTCTTGTTAGCGCTGGTGTTAATGCTTTTTTAGCAGACCTTATTCCAAGTCTTGTATCAAAGATTAACTCAGCTGCTTTATTGCCAAGTTTTGTTTTTGATATTTTACTAGCAAGACGACCTATTGGAGATGCTACTGCTTTTTGAAATAATTTACCACCTGCTGACCTAAGTTTTGTGAGAGGTGCTGTTTCTTTTAAGAACCTTGCTATATTTTTTGATGCTTGTATGCCACTCTTAATTCCATTACCTACTACATTTGCTAAGTCTTTTATTCTTTTGATTGCTGCTGCACCAAAATCAAATAGAGCATTACCAAGTCCTCGTAATCCTGCACCAATTAAAGAACCACCTTTCCTTAATACTGATGAAAATAATCTAAAAAATCCCTTGAACCCTGCCTTTATAATTTTAAGTGGTGCTTTAATGGCACCCTTAACAAAGGTTTTAAGTCCACTACCTGCTAACCTAAATGCTTGCAGCATTGCTCTCAAAGAAGCAAATACTAAGTAAAGATTATCTCTTACAAAATTAAATGCACTAATTATTTTTTTAAAATTCTTTACAAGAAAAAGGAGAAGACCACCAAGTAATATATTGGTGATGAATCCCATAAAATCAAATGCCCCACCAACTCCAGAAACAACTCCAGAAACAACACCTGCTGCTTTCTCACCACCCTCAAGAAGTTGTTCTCTTCTTGACCTTCTTAATTTTGCNGCTGCTTCTTTCTTGTTTTTTCTTTCTTGAACTTCTTTCTGATATTGTCCTTTGAGGGCATCATCAATAGAACCTGTTAACTTATTGATATTATCAAGTTGGATATTGATTTTTTGAAAACCAATTTTAGACCCATTTGCACTTAAATTTGGTTTCTTAACTTTCACAGATGATGATTTTCTCATGGCAGTGACACCACCACCATTCATTGCCTTTACTAGAGCACCACCTTTACTTGTTGTTGATTTTTCAGAACTTGTGCTTCTAGTTTTTTTATTACTTTTTTTATTTTTTATTTTATTTTTTAAAAATTTCTTTGCTTTGTTACTAGCAACACTTTTTGCTTTATTCATGAGCGCTTTTTTAGCGCCTGCCTTTACACCAGCACTCAATAAACCTTTAGCAAGAGGAAGTAGAAAAGCAGCCATATTATCCTACCAAACTATAGATTGATTTAATAATAAGTGTCTCAGTATTCATTGAATCTTGTGATGAAAAAGAAGGAACTCCTTGATTTCCATTAGCATTACCAGCAAGTGATGTAGGTGTGGCACCTTTAGGTACTGTACCATCTCCCTGATTTGGACCCATAAAAATACTATTATCAACTACTCTAGGACCTGGTGCTTGTCTAGGTTGAGAAGATGTAATAGTTGCAGCAGGTGCAGATGTGCCAGCAGTTTCAGCAGTATCTCTATTACCAGTATGTGCTGCTAAAGTCATCTTGTCAAAATCAGATTTTGCAAGATTGTATATATTTGTCTCACTTCTTAAACTCTCTGTGACTGTTACTCCATCAACTTTATCACCCACTTTACTCATTAGGATTTTTTGCCTTGCTGCTGCACCCATAGCAGTAAGTAAAGTAAAGTTTGTTTTACTAACTCCCTCTGCATTTGCACTAGAAAATATTCTTGTAGGCATCACACCTTCTGNTGTTGAAGTATCTCCAGTGGCACCTCCCATAAAGCTCTTAATCTTGGATCTCATCTGGTTGCCACCAGTTGATTTAACTTGTCTAGTAGAGAAAAACCCACCTGGATGTTTAATGGGTCCAGGGTTAAGCATATCTAAGTCCCACCTCTGAACACCACCACCCAACTTTCCACTCTTAACAGCCATTCTTTCCCATTCACCATGGGTTAACACATTCTTATCTACATCAGCAGCAGTCTGACCATATGCTTTTAATAAAGCAGCTGCTTCTTTAGCCATAGCAGTCGTCTGAGCATTTGTTAGTGGATTTTCTCTCCACCCTCTATTTTCATTATATGGACTTGTTGGTGGTCCATGACCCATGGCAGCTGCTGACAGAGCAACTGAGTTTGTATTATATCCACCAGTTCCTTCATTATTATCAACACCATATTGTGCTCTTCTCATTGGTTTCCCAGAACCACTAAAGACTTGGTGATATGGTCCAACATTTTTATTATGATGATCTCCAGTCCAATGTAAGAATACTTTTGTTTTCTTTGCTTTTCCACCTGCTCTATCTGGTGAGTCAAGACCTGCTGTGCCACCAACTAGACCACCACCAGAGAATCCTTGTATCCCTCTATTATCTCTTGGTTTATTTGTACCACCACCAGCAGCATTCATTGCTAATAGATTACTTGCACCATACTTATTCACAGCACCTCTACTCATCACAATCTCACCAGGTTGAGCAGCAATCAATTGTGTATCAGCACCTGCACCTGTAATATTAATACTATTATTTGTTATCTGACCACCACCAGAAAATGTTTGAACAGGTGGTGCTTTTTGATTTTCAGGTCTTACATTAAAAGGATCATACATTGGAATCTCAGGTATCTTTGGAATTTCAAATACTGGAGGTTGGTCTGATATATTTTCAAGAGGATCAGCACCAAAGAGACCTAGAACATCATTAATTCTATCTTCAATAAAATTCAAAGATGAATGAATTGGTTTAAGAACAAAATCACCAATTGGACTTAGCACAAATTTGTTAAATCCATCTATGAAACCATTGATTCCTCTTATAATACCATTGAAGAATTCTAATACTTTATTGAATACATCAATCAATGGTTGTAAGAATTTCTTTGGATCTTTTAATACTTTTAATAAGAATAAAAGTGCTCCTCCAAGTAAGATATTTTTGAAGAAATCCATCAACATATCAAAAATTCCCTTTGCAGGTTTCACTGCCTTCTTAGCTAAATTCTTATCATCACCTACAGATTTACCTTTACTCTCTAATAATTTTTCTCTATCTACTCTCTTACTCTTTTGAGCTTGAGCATTTTCTTCTCTATCTTCTTTCTGTTCAAGTTTTGCTTGCTTCTTAAGAGTATCTAAGATACTTTCCAGGTTGTCCTTAAGTCCAGAAAGTTTGAATGATATATCATCAATACCCTTCTTTACTTCATCATTACTAACACTTTCTTGTTGTGGTTCTGCACCACCAGGAAGTAAAAGTTGTGGTTTTGCTTTCTCTTTTTTTTCAGATTTTTGATTTGTGGCAGTGCCTATAAATTTTTGTTTTGATATTTTTTTAGCAGCTTTATTAGATTTTTCTGCAACTTTCTTTGCTGCTTTCTCTTGCTCTTTAAAAAATTTCTTTGCGTCAATCTTGGATTTTTCTTGACTCTCTGGTATTTTTATCTTCTTTATTCTAACAAATTCCTTTGTAAGAATTGCTATGTCACCACTATCCGCCTTGCTGCTACCTACTCTAGCAGCAGCAATCTTTTCTCTAATTAATGTTTTATATGTACCAAAATCAATATCACTTCCATCACTAATGCCAAGATAATCGCGCAAGATACCCTGATTAACTTCCTTGTTTACATTAGTTCGGGTAGTTGCCATTACTTTCTCTTTGCCTTTTCCTCTTCTTCTTTAAGGTGTTGCTCAAGTAAAATGGTATAAACTTCCCTCTCCCAAGGGATCAAATTTTCAATCTCAGTTAATGAATATTTATGGTACTGCATCAAGGAAAAATTAAGTTTATAGTATGACATCATATCCATGTGTGCCATACCTATGCGAAAAAACTTGACAGTCCCTCCAGAGTAACTTTACTCTTCTTCTTGGTCTTTGGATTTTTCACATCAATAGTATGAGAAAGTTTTGGCATGGTACTAAAGAACTTTTCAATCTCTTTAAATTGTGTAGAGTTCAATTGCTCAAGAAAATCCTTTACTTCTTGAGGACTTACATCACTTGTAGACCAAACCTCTTCATTATCATAAATTTTATCAATACAAGAACCAATCAATTCAAATGATTGATCCATATCTGGGTTTTCAAATTCAAAATTGTTTCTAATAAATTGTTCAAGAGAAGGATACTTCATATCCATAAAGTAAGTATCATCAAGTTTTACAGTTTTAGTATGCTCCTCATTTCTAATAACCTGAATCTCATCAAGATTAATAGAAACCTTGACCTCAGTCTCACCATCATCTGGGCATACAATATTAACCTCTACAACCTCACCAACAGACTTACCTCTAATATTAAGGAAAAGATATTCAATGTCAAAGGTTGGTAGTGTTTCAATCTTTACATCTTTTGAAAGAATACAATCAGAAATAACTGCTTTGATTGCTGTTGTAATCTGTTGTGAGTCTTCAGACTCTAGTGCAATGACTAAAAGTTTTTCTTCTTTAACTAGAAATGGTCTGTATTTAATTGTCTTTCCTGAAGAAGGCAAATCCAACTCAAATGTTGGTGTTACAATTTTTGGTAAAGGCATGATGTCCTATGATGAAGTCAGTGTGAATATTTAGGTAAGGTTTTGAGATGCTAGATTTAATTGACCAAATTCATTATATAAATTCTGATTTAGAAGAAATCCAGTATTAGATTGTATTTGAAAAGGTTCAACTGGTATTTTTACACTTGTATTTTTTGGTACTGTTGCTGATGATTTGTTTGAAGATTGAATAGATTTTGAAGGATTATATGGTTCAGTTACATATCTTACAAAAGTAAAGTTTACTGTCAATCTAAGAACTTCAGTGCCACCATAATTGAGTTGCATGGCATTCATGGAAATAGGAAATCCCTCTACCAATGTGTACTTAATACTTTGAGACACTGATGTATCTCTTTCAAATTTATATAACTCAATTAGATTTTTTTCTCTATATCCACCATCTCCATCAGGATAATTCATCCTAAATCCATTTCTAAAATTTTTATAATTCTCATTATCTCCTCTATCACTAATTCCTTTTCCAGAAATGTAATCCATCCATCCTTCAAAGAAATGAAGGGTTTTATATTCAGAATCAACTAACATTTCAACTGCCATTTGATCATCATACATTCTCCTATATGCCATCTTTTCAGTGACACCCATGTAATCAGATGTTACATCATGGGTTGCAAATGATGAACCAGGAAGAGTAGCACTAGTGCAAGCAATATTAATTCTTTCTCTAAGATTAGAGGTGATGGCTAAACCTTTTGTCTTTGTAATGTGTGATAATACAACACGAGGAACATTGATAGACAGAAAGTAGTTTGATGTAGTAGCTGAATGCATCAGCTTTGTGATCAAATTCTCTGTGGTATATTTTTTAATACCTGCGCCAGGTCCAGTAGGCATCTATAAATAAATTTGATTACCATACTATGTAGGAGAAAAGTGGGACAATCTTTGAAAACAAAATATAAACCCACCAACCCTGACAAATATATGGGCAATCCCAACAATATTATTTGTAGAAGTTCTTGGGAAAGAAGGTTTTGTAAAGAGTGTGATACTAATCCAGGTGTTGTGAAGTGGGCAAGTGAAGAGTTCTCAATCCCATATGTATCACCTGCAGATGGTAAGGTTCATAGATACTATCCTGACTTCCTAATTGAGAAAAGTGATGGTAAAAGATATATTATAGAGATTAAACCTGACCACCAAACTAAACCTCCTGTAAAAAAGAGCAGGGTAACAAAGTCATATTTGTATGAATGTGCAACTTTTGAGATAAATAAAGCCAAGTGGAAGGCAGCATCTGAGTTTGCCAAAGATAATGGAATTGAGTTTCAGATAATGACGGAGAATCAAATCTTCCCAGAAAAACAT